TTAAAAAGACTAGCAGGAGTGCAGTTTCCTTTTTCTCCAAGTGAATAATCATAAGCCCAATTTACTAACTCTGAACATATCATAGAGTTAGGGTCGTCAGTTTTTAACGGTAGCCCTAAGCATCTATTAAGAGTAATCGCCAAGAGTTTATTTGTCTGATAACCCCTTCCCTCAATACTCATCAAAGTCTTTTGAGAGCATATCTTTGCATTAGGTCTAACGACTACGAAGTTACGCCATTTCTGTAATTTTGTGAGTCCTATAGTTTTACCCCTTTGAGCTTCAAACATAAACTGTTGACCACCTATTTCACCCCAGTAGATAGCTACATGGGAATAAGGAGAGCCGTCAATCCAAGTTATAATGCTTCCACTGATAGTAAAAGGTTTGAAGAATATTATATCTCCATACTTTATTTTTTTTAAATCTATAAACTTATTTCTTTTCATTTTTAACTTCTACTGCGGGTAATTTATCAAAAAAATCCTGTAAACTTATATATGTCTGAATAGGTATATTTAAGTCTTGCATAGTCTTCATTACCGCTTTAATTTGTTCTTGTGTTATTGTTCTCATATATACAATTATAACATGATTATTCCGTTATTGTAACCTCTGTGTTGATAGCTGTATCAAGTTGAGACTTTGCTATTACGGCTCTGTTTTGCATTACAAGTCCAAAGAACTTATTAATAGAAGGAGATACTATATTTTTAAGACGCATTGTGTAGTCGTTTGAGAGAAACTGTTTAATAAATGTTTCTTGTGACACATCTACAAATATGTCATCTAAAGTAATGGTAAGTATATCAATCTCTGGGTTATTTTTTACAACTTCATCTCGTGCAATTCTCAAGGCCTCATTTTTAGTATTTTCTACCCATTCTTGATATTTCAAGTCCTCAGTCACTACTGGTATAAGAGGCTTATTTTCCTCTGATATATCAAATGTTGTTGTTATTGTTATTTTCATTTTGTTTATTTAATTTTATAATCCTACTGTATTCCAACTAGAACCATTCCAATAAAACATAAATTTTCCTCCTGCGCCTGCGTATGTATAAATATGCCCCCCTCCATCGTCTACAAACACATTATAAGTACCATCACAAATGGCAGTAAGCTCTACAAAATCACCCGCTGACGGTGAACTTGGAAGATTAAGAGTGGCGTCACTACCCCAAGCTGAAAGCTGGTATATTGTTCCTACTGTAGCTGTTACAGTACCGCCTATCTGATATACAATACCGCTACTTCCTCCTGCTGGTGTTCCCCATGTTCCATCACCTCTCCAGAAGGTAGCTGATGATGCACCAGAGCCACCATTAAGATTTGTTACTGGAAGGTTGCCTGTAACTTCTGAACTAGATAGATTTATTGCCCCTGATACGAGTTTTTTACTTCCATTAGTTTTTACTGGTAGAGAAGCTGTTAAATCACTCCCAACATAACCAGAAGAACCAGTAATTTGGTCAGAAAATGTAAAGCCTGCACCAGAACCTACGGCATCAAATGTAACTCCTCCAATAGAACCAACCGTTACATTTGCATAATTTGAAGCATCATATTCCCACTGTTGTTGTTTGGTTGTAAGGCGGTTTGTAATAAGACCAGTACCAGTAAATCCTACACCATTATAAGTACCGTCTTTATCAATAGATGCCTTGATAGTTCCACCTGTTTTAAATCTTGCTATTACTGACCCTGCGGTAGAGAAAGTGTTTAATGTGTCAAAACTATAACCCCAAGCAGTAGCACCATCTGTCATTGATGTTTGTAAGTTCAATCCACTGTTGGTATCTGTTTTTTTAATATCTAACCAAGTATTATTTCCTGCCTGAATAAAACTTAAATATCCATATTGAACTGTGATTGCACCTCCATTTCCTGCGTTACTTTTTATAGCACTTGGAGCAATAAAGAATGAACCCTCTAATCCGTAAGTAGTAGCATCTACTGCGTAGAGTTTCATCACACGAAACTTAGTACCATTCAAATCAACTTCCCAGTCAAACCAAACTGTACTGTTGTCAGGATACCCAGCATTACCATCTTTAGCATAGAAAGACATTCTAGGACTATCTACAGGAGTACCATAAGGTACAGTAGACTCTATTAAAGGTGAGGTAACTCTACTGCCTATAACATTTCCTTGTGCTGTTACTGTTCCTAGTGTTATTGCCTGTACTGAAATAGCCGAAAGAGTAAAGCGTGAAGTGTTTGTAGGTGTAACAATAAACTTATTAGTATTAAATGCCTCTACAAAATAAGTGTATGTACCGTCTGCTGATATAACTCCGCCTCCACTTCTAGCACCTAGTGTCCAAGTAAATGAACCTACTGTTAAGCCTGTTACAGTAATCGTAACTTTATATAGAGTTCCTATTGTTGGAGCAGTACCTGCTGTTTGAGTGAGTAGTCCCGTACCGTTAGAGCTTTTTATTATTCTGTCTGGTGAAGTACCGTATGTCCACCCTGTGCCTAATGACCAATTTCCTGTCGTAAGAGCAGGTATAAGAGTTGAGCCTAGTGTTGAATACGTATTTAAACTATTACCAGTTCCAGCAACTCCTACCTCGACAGATGCAGTACTAAATGTTTGTTGTCCTGTCCAAGTATTTGCATTAGCAAGATTAAGCCCGAGTGTAGTACCTGTAAGGGTAAGGGTTGAATTTGTAGCTCCTGTGACAAAACCTGTGATAGCAGAATAAGATACACCTAGTGGATTAGTTGAGTCAGCTTTTAAAAAAGTACCGTCTGTTCCTACAGGGATACGAGCATTTGTTGTTGAAAAGCCGTATAGGTCGCCTTTTGTTGTGAGAGGGGAGGAAGAACCTGCATCTGCAAACTCTAAACCATCTTCTGTTGCTTTCACTTTAGGAAATTTACCTGCTTGACCTGAATATGAATTAGGTACATCTGTTAATGCTGTAAACTGTCTAGCACCGCCTCCTCCTTGATACACTTTATTTACTTTAGGTTCTCTCGCTAATTTTGCTACCTCATCGTAGTCATCAAGCCCGCGAATAGCACTTTTATCAAGTCGTTTTTCATCTTGTAATAGTTCAAGGCTATCTCTTATAGGTTCTCCAAGTTTAGGTATATCTTGCTCTATCTGCTCGATAGTAGGTATAGTATGTTTTATTTGCTCTACGACGATTTTAGAGGATTCTAGGGCTATATTTTCAATGTCTACCTCTGCATCTTTACCATCAAAATAATCAACACCTTTAACAGGGGTATATCCGTCTTTTATATCTAACTTCTTTTTAAGTTCTTGAGCTGATATATCAACTGTGATTATTTTTTTCTTCATTTTATACGATGTTTAGTTTAACGACGATTTCTTCTGGTTCATTTATCAAGTCCATCATTTTCTGCATATGTTCTGTGTGGTCTTTTTGCTCTGGTATTTCAATAGAAGCTACCTGATTTGATAGTTCTTCTAGTTTAGTGTTAGTTTCTTGTGTAACATTATCTATCTTATCGCTGAGTTCTTCTTTTACTTCATCTATGGATTGTAACAATACAACATCAGAAGCTCGTTCTAATTTTGATACTTTTTTGAGTTGTTCTTGTTGCTGTTGTGTTAGTTCCATTGTATGCTTAGTTTATGACTATAATTCTTATCTTGATTGCTATATCATTTATAACTTTTTTTATCTCGGAATATCACACGCTTTAATCATTTGTTAATTCTCTTAAAGCGTTAATAAACAATACTCTTTCTTCTGGTGCAAATCTTTGTATCTGTTCAAATACTGGTGCAAGTTTTTCTGATGCAATACCCATTTTAGTAGCAATTTCTCCGATAAATTTAGGTGGTATTACGCTTTGAACTATACCTGATAATTTATCACCAATACTCGCAGCTGAACGAGGAATACCTGATTGTAATTCTCTACCAGCTTGTCTAGCCAATACATCGCTACCTCCTTGTAGGCTTTCTAGTACATTTCTAGCTACTTCTTTATTCTTAGTAAATAATGTTTGAATTTTACCAGCAACAGCCTTAGCATTTTCTGGCGTATTAAATCCTTCACCAGTAGATAAATAAGCATCTAGTTCATCAATAAATCTCTTCTCTTTTGCAAAAGTGTCATTTAATACCTTAACTTCTGGTACTCTCTTGCCAATATAATCTCTGACATTACTTGATACGCTACCAATAATGGAATTTAGTTGCTTAGACTGTTCACCTGACTTCTTAAAATTATTTAACTTAGTAGCTAGTGTATTTAATCCTTTTGGCGTTGTATCTTTCCAAGCGTTTATAACACCAAATACCTCTTTTAGTCTTTTTTCTTCTGTATTGTCTAGTGTAGTACCAAGAAAGTCTAAAGTTCTTTTCTTAGGGTTTACATCTACACCATATTTTCTTAATGTTTCTGTCAAATTACTCTTAACACCTTGCATTGATAGAGTATATGTTTTATCTCCAGCTTTTATTGTTGTCTTTTGCCCCGCTGTTATTACTTCTGGATTTCTACCAAGTCTTTTAGGCAATTCTTCAAGAGCTTTTCCATAGTTTTCTGTTGCCTGTGTAGCTATGTTTTTAACAGAAGATAAAACATTTGTAACATCTTCTTGAATTGTCTTTAGAGCTGGTATTTTAAGTGCTTTACTGGTTGCTTCTGGTGTCTTTACTGCCTGTTCAATTATATCAGAACCTGTACCAGATAGGACAGCACCAGTTCTTTTACCGATAGCTCCTAAGAACTTTAATGCTGGACTAACACTTTGAGCTACACCAGAAGCTACACCTGCTGTTACCATTTGACCTTTATCTCCTGTTGTTTGTAATCCAGTCAATGCTACATCGCCAGCTCCCCTAGCTAATACTCTAGGTATAAAAGACAGGGCTTTGGTAGCCGTTGATATTCTTCCTGTAGGCAATACAAATTGTGCAACATCACCTATTAACTTTCCTGTTTCCTCTGCTTTAGTTTGTGGTTTTAATGTTTCTGGTGCAAGACCTGTTTTAATATCTTGTAGACCTAATACTTTTTTAAATGGTGATAGAGCTAAATTTCCAAGATTTTGTAGTGTTGTTAATCCAGATTTTGCTACACCAGTAGCAACACCCTTCATTCCTACATCTCCAACAATATCTTTAGGTAAATCTGTAACTTGTGCTTGATAAACTGGATATTTCTGCACTATTTTAGTAACCAATTCTGTATCTGGTATATCAATATATTTTCTACCATCACTAGATATGGCATCTGGGTATTTTGTCCTTATTGAGTTTGCAAATTCTTGTGTATTCATATTTATATTCCTAGAGGGTTATTAGTCGCATTTGCGATTGGTGTTAATATTCCTAGAGGGTCTTGTTTCTTACTAGGTTGCGATAATTCTGATTTTAGTTTATTTGTTCTACTAATAATAGAGTTATAATCATCTACAAATCCAGATACATTCTGCTGGTTTCTCGCAGCGTCAATTATTGTATTAGAATAAGTCTTTTCAAGAGTGTCTGTAAGTAAATATCTGACAGCTCTATTTGCATCTTCTGGTGTGTTAATACCTCCAACAGTTTTCTTATAGTTTGCAATATCTGCATCTGTTAAAACACCAACTTCACCATAAATACCTCTTGCGACAGTAGGTATAAGTCCTTGAATGGTTGCATTTATAGTCGCAGCGTTAGTATCTCCGCCAAGTTGTGACGCTAGAGTTCTTAATCTACCCTGTATTACACCTGTGCCTTCTCCAAAGATAGCTTTAGTATCACTACTAGCAACATTTTTACCTTCGGCTAGTTTATTAAGGGTTTCAAGTCCACTTAATGCTTGTTTAGACTGTGCAATTTTTTGTCTTTGGTCTTGTGCTAGTCCGTCTTTATTCTTAGCTGAGTTTAATATGAGTGCTTTATTATATTCTGGTGAACCTATTTCAAGTGTAGCCATTCTTGTATCTACTAATCCTGCTGCTCTATCTTTTGCTGCTTCGGCATTTAATTTTCCTATTTGTGCTTGTTTGTATTGTCTATCAAGGATTGAATTTAGATAATCTTGTTTTCCTATATATTTACTTCCAGCTGTAGCTACACTAATTAAATCAGTCGCGTTATTAACTGCTTGTATTGTAGATTGGTCTGCTCCACCTCCATTTTTTGATATTTCAGCAATCATTTGAGCCTTAGCTGTCTGTAAGTCTTGTATGTTTTTCTTTTGTTCTTTTATGTTTTCCTGTAAAAATGTAATCCTTTCTTTTTCTTTTTTAGATAGATTGTCTAAGTTCGACATTTCCCAATCTTTATAATAAGTTAGAGCGTCATCCAACGGAGCTAGAAGTAGTTTAGTTTTTCTTTCCGCATCTTGCTGTATACCTTCAATATTTCCTTGTGCTGCGGATTTTAATATAGCCAAGTCTGCTAGACGTCTACCATAAGTATCTTGAATGTTATTTAACTCAACATTTCTTTGTGCATCTGACATAGGTAATGCTTTAAGTCTATCTACTTCCTGTCTTATCTGTACATTCTGGTCTGCTATACGAGTATTTATATCGTTAAGTGCTGTTCGTTCTTTAGTAATACCAGCTTGCTCTTCTAAAGTAGCCTGCCCTGCTGTTATTTCACCTTTTTTACTAAAAATAGATTTAACAGCATCATTCATAGCTTTATACCCTACACTAGCCTTATCGCCTGTTGCCGCCTGTATAGCATCAAACTCTTTATTGTATTTATCAATCTCACTTTGTGCCGGCACGGTTATATCAGAGATGATAGAAGAAGCAGGGCTTGTAGTCGTAGTACTAGGTACATTTAACTTAGGAGCTGGTGCAAGTGAAGTACCTGTAATATTTGCTGGCTCTCCCGTTGGTTGTGGTAATGGGTCATTAAAATAGATAGGATTATCTGGCGTACCTCCTATACGATTATATTTTATTGTTTCACCTGTTACTTTGTTTATTGTTTCGTTCATAAATTATTTGTTTGGTTTGTTATCTAAAATCAATTCATCTATGGTTGTTTCACCGGTACCAAACATAGCGACTTTTAATTCTATAAGTGTATCTGGTTTACTAATAAGACCAGTATGAAATTTCTGATTTGTCTTGTTTATAGAGCAAATCTTTTTCCAGTTTTCACTTCTGGCTCTAGCTGTTCCACTTACGATTTCAATAGTTTCATCTAAATTTACAGTATATGTTCCACCACTTTCACTTAGACTTGAAATATGTGCAACACGCCCAGAACCTTTACCTTGAATAATAGTTATCTCATCACCGACTGATAGACTACTTTCTGTTGTTGTAAATTGTTTTTGTGATGTCCAAGTGATATTAAAATCTGTATAACTTGGTTTTTCTGTTCTATATTTTACCACGAAATTAAATCCAGCGGTAGGGTCGTATAGAGTTGTAATACTATTCCACATATCTTCAAAATGTTCTGCACGAATTTGTTGCGTTGTAAAAAATCCCGCCTTTGAAATATTGTCATAATAATTATCAGTCCATATTCCATAACCTAAACCACTGTCTGTTGCTGATGTAGTGTAGTAAGAAGCACCTGCTAAGAAATTTCCTTTTGCACTATCTACTGTTGTATATCTATCTGGGATGTTAGCAAGTCCTCCTACACCCGCTAAAGTAATCTGTCCGTAGTCCTGAATAGCATTTGTTGTTGTCTTGTAGCTTAACGAAGTCTTGTGATACAAACCGTGTTCCTCTGTATATTCCCAAATACCTGAATGTATATTTTCAAGATATGAAACTGCTGTCGTTGAGTTTTCTTGATTGTTTATCAATATAGAAATAACACCATCAATAGAAGTTAATCCGTTAGGATGTATAAATCTCTGGTTAAATATTACTTGTGTAGCTTTATAGAGCAAATTTCTTCGTATTGGCAATCTTCCTTTTTCTAAAAATCCTGAACCTGTAAATTGTAGTAGCCTAGCGTCAGAAGTTACTACATAAAGTGTTCCGTTTACATCTATATGACCTGCTAAAACTCCTTGTGCTGATACACCATATCTACCCCTCCAAGTGTCTGCTGTAACACCGTTCCAGTCATAAACATAGGCATCTCCAGCGTTAGAATCTAGTGTACCTATATAAATACCTGCTGAATGTGGTCGCATCCAAACTACATCTTGTCCATTAGGGACTTTAAATGTGTATGAAGTCGCTGTTGTGACTGCACTCGTATATGCTGTATCAAAAGAATATATCTGACTTCTAGTATCTACCCAATATGCTCGGTTATTGTAAACACAAAGCATATGAGCTGGTGTAGCTCCTGAAACTGTAAATGTTCTACGAGCCGTATAATCACCAGTACCAACACCTCCATTAGTAGCTTTTGAATATAGTTTATCTGTAGCTGATACAAGCAAAACATCTCCAAATACTTCTATGTCAGAATATCTGTAATCGAGCGTTGTAGTCGGTACACCTGTGGCTGTGTCTTCTGTAAAAACTCCTGTTGCTGTACCGTCATTTTTAAACATTCTTCCTGCACTTGTAAACCAGAAACCAGAAGCTCCTGCTAGACTATCAAAGAATTTAAATCCAACTGGCACATTCATATTTGTTAGAGTATCTGTAGTCAAAATACTACGAGGAGCTATGCTCATCTTTCCTTTGTTGTAAGTCAAATCACAATTAAAAGTATTGAAAAGTTTACCTTCTAAAGTTCCAGTGTTCGTTTGTGTAATGTTTCCGTTAAATATTTTATACATTATAGGCAAGGTAATTTATATTCTTCTCCCCTCGATACAAAGACAAGAATTTTTGTCGGATTAACTGGTAAGGTGAGAGAATAAGGTGTCCCTGTAACAATAACATCTCTTGTTACTGCTGTTGCACTATCAATTCCTTTGATAACTTCGTTTCTTATTACTTCCTTAAATTCAAAAGGCATAGAGCCTACTGATAGTTTAGTATTTAGTTCTTCCACCTGTTTTGTAAGGTCTGCAACTTGTTTTTGAAGTTTTAGTATTTCAGGATTCATTATGATTTATCGAGATTAGTCCAAGTAGCAGAACTTTTCGACTGATTAGTCCATTTCGCTGTATTCGATGGAGAGGCGATATTATATGTTTCTACTGATGTTGATGTTTCATCTATAGGTACAACTCTTTGTAAAGCATATGAATATCCTTCTGTCTCTGTTGATGTTTCTGCAAAATCAGTAAATGGATAAGTCATACCGCATAGTCCTGAATCATACATAAGATTTCTTTCATACGAACTTAAAGCACGACCCCATACATATACTTCGTCTTGTATTCCACTAAAGAACTGTATAGGCGTAGTTCTGCCCAAAGCTCCGAGGGCAAACCTATCCAGTCCAGAAGTTGAATCAATGGTTGAAGCAGTATTAGTTTCTGTTCCATTTATCTGGATAGTTACACTAGTTGACGAGTTGATAACAACAGCATAGAAGTACCATGTGTTTACTAAAGCAACTACTCCAGTATCTACATCTGTTGCTCCACCTCCTGTATTAGAACGAACAACTATATGACTATCTGCATTTCTTAACTTCAACTGGATATAATCTGAACCACCTGAATTTGCCAAACTAAATACATTTCCATCACCAGTGACTACATTAGCGTAAAACCACCCAATTATAGTTTTTGGGTAACCTGATGCACTCGTCAATGAATCATTGTAAAGCAATTTCGTACTGTTTGGATTCCCAAAGTTTGCTCCATATCCATTTTTTCCACTTGCCGTACTAGTAACAGTATTAACATCAGTAAAAGTATAAGTAGCAAGGACATCTGTTGTGATTGCCCCATTGTTGAATCTATATCCAGCACTTAAACTTGTTGTTAATGACATTTGTTTATGCGAACTTTAGTGTATAAGTAATGGCTAAAGTATCGTTATTGGTTAATGCTTTTGAACCAGTTAAAGCATGTGAGAGCATAGTACCTGATGATGAAGCATTAAATACACCAATTTCTTCTACTGTCTTTGAACCTGTTGCTGTAAAAGTCTTTGATATTTGATAAGTATCATTTGTTACAGTTGTTGTAGTTCTTGATACTGAACCTGCTGCTCGAGATAGTCCTGTATCTGTAATTTCTGCTGTTAGAGTTGTATCAGTCGCCGCCACAGCTGTGTTTGATGTACCTACAGCTACATAAGTGAAAGGTACTGCTGTTGCATCTCCTGCAAGTAGAGCCATTTGAGCTTTACCTGCGTTTGTAAATATGTTTTCTGCTACAGATACCTCTTTAAGAGTGGCATTTTTTCCTAAAAATTCTATTGCCTTATTAGCATCAAAATAATTTAATACTTTGAACCATAGTCTATATTGCCACTTTTCCATTCTTGAAAATATTTCTAGCCTATAAAATCCTTTTAATTGTTTTGTTGTTTCGTTCATTTTATTTATTATCTTGATAACTTGTTTCTAATTTACCCTTTACATCTTTTTCTCTACGAGCATAAAGAGCTGGGATAGTTACCTGTTCCCACTTCATTACTCTATCTGCAAAGGTCTTAGCATTTGACATAGTTCTCATACTTGCATATTTATCGCAAGCGTAATCAGAGATATATTCGTGATGAGTTGGAGAGAAACCAGCTTGTTTTGAAGTATCTCCATAGACATAGTAATTCATTGGTCTTTGATACTTAACTTTAATACCTCCTGTAACACTAAAATTAGGTGTAGGCAGTAGTATAAGTGAGTTAGCTGTACGATTAAATGATGTAGGTGTACCGCTTGTGCTAAATACCTGTGTCATTGATTGGTTATTCTGTGGATATTCTGTTTCATCTACCTCTTTAAGTGGTATCCATACACCATTAGATAGTTGTATTTCTATTGAAAGTATCTGCAAGAAGTTAGCTGTAAAAGGATAATCTGCTTGCCCTGATGTTAAATTAGTCGTAGCAATAGAATAATCTGTATATGTTGAATCATCTATCTGCCATTTGCCATCAATATTCATTACAATATTTGTATATGAATTAAGAGCTTCATTGAAAAGCCCTGTAAATGCTTGTAATCTGTCTGTATCTCCACTTATTTGACCATATCCACCATCACCAAACAAATTAAATTCACATTTTTGTATAAGTCCTGTATTTGTAAGTGTATCGCTAAATTGTGTCATATTATTTTAATTAAGTTGCCTATATGACCCACCATATAGATGAGCCATAAGGTAATTTAACTTGCTGTTGTTACTGCTACCCATCCTCCTGTACCTGTTGAGTTTATATACATTCGTGTAGCTGTTGTTGAGCCATCTGAACGTAGATAAACAGAACCTTTAGGAGCTGTAAAAGTAGGAGCACCTGAACCAGCAGAGATTACAAATCCTGATGAACCTAAACTTAGAAGTGAAGCACCTCCAGCAATAACATCTTGTTCTGTTGCTGAGCTTACTACACCTGGAAATTTTGGGTTTACGCCATTTGCTACTGCCATAATAGTTATTTGTTAGCTTTTAATTTAGCTTCTAGTTCCGCTTTCTTCTGTTCGTACTTCTTAGGATTAGTAGTTTTATATACCTCTATAAGTCGTGCAAGTTGAGAATCAAGTTTTACTTCTGCTATTTCAACTTTATCTTCTGATATTATTTTTTTTGCCATAATAGTTATCCTTACGGGGGAAGTGCTAGGTAGAATTGGTGGGCGATTTCTCGCTTTGGCTACCCAGCACACCCCCAATAAGGGGGTTTAATTTATGCTGTCAAAGTAACATCTACGATAAGGTCTGCAACTGGAGCCCAAAGTTTGAATCCTACATATCCGTAGAACACAACTTCTTTACCAGTCTTACCACTAACACCTTTCTCTTCCATCTGTACATTTCGTAGAGATGCATACATAGCCTGCTTCTTAACTCCGAATACTCGGTGGTTTGCGTTTGTAACTGTCTTTGTTCCGATAGTAGCATCTGCGAATGTACCAGTTCGTACAACATAGATGTCAATACCAGCCTGACTTGATACAAGACCATTCTTCATTGCAAGGTCTGAATATGAGAATCCAGAAGCCATCTGTGAACCTAGAACTCCAGGGACATCAGTGTTTTCAATTATAAGGAATAGACCCTTATATACTTCTGCATAACCCATAACCTTTGATGCAAGGTTTGAAAGGATTGTATTTGTGTTTGTAGTGTTAAAACCTCCTGATGGTGTTGAGTACGCACCTGTCGCATCTTCACATAGGTTATTTACTACAAAGTAGTCAATCTTCTCTTTGATTCCATAAGTAGCTGTATCAACAACAGAGTTGAATAGGTCTACTCGTGCAAATCGTGACTCGTAATCTTTGATATGTCCTGCCCACTTAACTTCATTATCTACTGTGAGAGTATCATCAGTAGTTGTTATATCACTTACATCGTAAGTACCCGTAAGACCAGTAATTGCGACAGTGAAGTTAGTAATGTAAGGATTTTCAATAGTAAGTGCATTACCATTGTCTACTTCACAAACATCTTCCGCTACAAGTGCCTTTCGGAGCTGTGCGTTAAGTCGTGTTGAAAAGTATTTCTTTCTATAAGTATAAGTACTTAATGTATTAGCCATTTTTAGGATTAAATAAAATTTTAATCCACCAATTCTTATCTTTTAGCCAGTTGAGCTTGAATTAGTCTCTCTAGGTCTGCATCAGTTTCAGGCATAATACCCTTACTTGCTCGCTCTACTAAGATTTCATCAGATACTCTTGAAGAGCCACGTCGAGTTGAAGCTACGTTAGTAGCGTTAGCTGTTAGTCGTTCTTCTTTTTTCTCTTGTAGAATAGCTTGAACTGATTTTGATTTTAGAGCTTCTGCTACTGTTACACCCTTTAGTTTTGCCATTTCGACAACCTGTGGAATGTCATCAGTATCAATATCGGCTTTCATAATCGCAATAGTGTCTATTGTACTTAGATTATCAAGCTTAGTTTCCGTCTTCTTTTCAGAAGTGATACCAAGTTTCTTTTCTGTCTGTTCTAGCTGTCTTTTAAGACGAGAACGCTTTTGTTCAAGAGTTTCAGTCGGTCTTTCAACTGGCTTATCCTCCTGTGTTTCTTCTTCCTCAACCTTATCTTCTGCTAGTTCATCTAGTTCTACCTCTATCTCTTCATTGTTTTCTTCTGTGCCAATGATAACCTCCTCTTCGTTATTTTCATTTTCCATAAATGATAAGTTTTTTGTTAGTCACTTTTAAGGTGTGATAACCATATGTTTATAATTATACTACTGTTTTAAAAATCAAGCAAATATTTTTTACTTTGCTGAATTTTTCTTATCCAATTCTTTCAAAGTAGTTTCTACATCTTCATCTTTCTTACCAGCCAAAACAAATATCTGGTTAATTTGCATTTCTATATGCCCGATAATTGTATTTCTTGTAAGTAAGTCTATGAAGTTTTGCTCTACACCCTTTTCTTTAGAGAATAGGAGAGAATCTATTTTAATAGTTTCTACTTTTTCATCTCTAAGCTCTTTTAGCATTGCATCAAGGTATTTTATTAGAATATCTCTTGACTCAATATGATAAATAGCTGTTTCAGGTGTCATACCATCAAGTTTAATAGTCATCCATAAGTCTATTACTTGGTGGAAAGGAGCATCACCATCAATATTTGGAAGTACACACTTCTCTAATACCTGTATTGTTTCTCTTGTTTTAACCTGTGATAGTAAAGTTTTCTCTGTATCTGACATAGGTAACTGCAAAAAGAACTTACGCAATATTTTTAGTAGTGCCTTATTCTCTGCAAATACAGATTTCATTATACCAATCTCTGCATCTGTAAATCGTCTTTCTTTATCCATATTATTTTTTAGCCTTACCTGCTTTTGATAATGAGATAGCTATAATCTGCTTCATTGGTCTTTTCTTACCATTAGCACCCATAGCTTTCCCTTTCTTTTTGTTATCTTTTATCAGTTCACGAATGTTAGCTGAGATAACTTTCTTACTCGTACCTTTTTTAAGTGGCATTAGTTTATAGTTAATTGATAATCCCCACCAATTTATGTTGTCATCTGTGGGATTTGTTGAGAAGATTTCATAGATTGATTAGATTGAGTTTCGTTAGATAATTCTACTTCTGATACCACACCTGTATTGGCGATAATTTTGTTAAACAACATCTTCATATTAGGGTCTTGTAGTACTGACGGATTGATTGCTAGTGTTTGTAGTACTGTTGTAAGTGTAGTTAATATAGCTTCCTTATCTCTTTGTTCATTAGTTGTTTCAACTTCTACTTCCCATTCAAAATCCTTAAACAAGTCACGCCAAGTCTGTGTAGACACATCACTAGGAGAAATAAATCGTTGCTTACCAAATTGAGCTAGTTGTTTCTGTAAATCCTGTGTTTCTGACTGTATCATTAAATCCTGCTGATATGGGGATACGATTGAGCCTGCGAGTACCTGCTCTTTAATCTTCTTATTAGTTCGTCTAATAGCTTCATTAGGGATGTACATTGAATCAATCTTCTTAATGTAGTGGTCATCAAGAGTTGCTGATATTTCGTCTGTTGTATTTAACGATTTCTTAACAAAAGGTAATACAAACTCTCGCATCATAAGTTCAATATAAAACCCTTTATTTTCTGTCATCAACTCAAACAATGAGTGAGCTTCTTGATTAAGTACAGCTACCTGTCTATAAGCTGTTCCTGACGGCATTGTGTTTCCTGATATAGCATCTGGTGTTGAAGTAATACTATTAGCATTATTTATCCACATTGTAGAGAAATTCTGTAGTGAAGTTATATCGTGAGAACCATTGTTTATCTGTGTAAGAGGTGCGTTAGGTGCGTGAGTTAGAATATCTCCGTTCTCAATAGATTTTAATACATTTCTACCAACAAAATTAACATCTGCTGTCTGGAAGATTAGCTTTGAAGCCAAATCCAACTGGTCTTTCATAGCCTTAGCCGAATGATTAACCATCCACTGTGAGTCAAATAGATATTCAACAGCACCTATACCTTGTATTCTACCCTCTTCTTTTAGTAGATGAGTAATTAGATAAGGACTTCGTTTTTCTCTACCTTTCACAAGGGTAAATGGAATATCTTTACCATCTGTTCCTTTTTGAATAGATACAACGTGCATCTGTTGAACGTAAGTATCTTCATCCGCTGGGTTTTCTGTAATGTATGATAAAGGTAATACTCCGTGTACTTCATACAACTCAATATACTCTGCAATATTATCTACCTGTGAGCCGTCTAATAGTTTTCTTGACTGTATCAAATCGCAAATCTCTTCTACCTTTACTTGGTCATAAGCTGGATTATTCTTTAGCTGTGCTTCTGTAAAATATAATCTTTCAATAACAGGGTTGTTATCAAAGTCTATCTGGTCGCAAATAATTCTATTCCAAGGCACTACTTCTCTATGAAGTTCTCCGCCTTTCTCTACAAATTTAGTTACTGCCGAGCCATATCCTGCAAGTACCATACCCCAGTCATTTAAAAATTGTCCGAAATTACTTTTTCGCATCCACTCTTGAACTTTAATATTAGCTAGAAAGGCTATTATTACCTCTGATTTCTTTGTAGACTTTATAGTAATATTCTTTCGGTCAATATCAGTAGCTCTCATCCAAATATTACGAGCGGAAGTGACTATATTGAAAAAAGGCTTATCTCTTCCAAAGGCATCTTTATCACCTGAAATATGCTTAGAATATAAATAAGCCGTTATCTTTTCTGTATTCTCATATTGATTAAATTCTACATACTTACCGAGCTTTGTAGAGCCGATAGTATAATCCTGCTCCATCTGTGTAATTAACTTATAAAGATTATCTTGCATTAAATGAATATTCCACCAATTTTTATGGATAATTTAATATAATTATATCAGTGATTAAACAAATCAACAAGTCAATACCTTTATTCACAGATTAACGATTGCTAAAATCTTCAAAGTTTTCTTCATTTCTCTCAAATTGTCTTTTAATTTTAGATGTTGCATCAGTGTCTACATTTATAAATGAGGATAAACCATATCTTATTGCATCCATAGCGTGATTATAAATGTCTTTTGGTATATTCATAGACTTGCCGTCCTTATCTTCTAACCAAGAATAATTGTTATATTCTTTTTTGATGTTAGTAGAACGGCTTGTATATGAAATCTTTTGAGCTTGTATATACTGAATACCTTGATTGACTGAGCCTTGACCTTTTGTAGCTGGTTGTACACTCAATCCATATCCATTTATCTCATCTATAGACTTTGGCTCTGAACTATCTGCTACGATTAAACTAGATTCCTGCATTTTCAAAATGTTTGCAATATTTGGATTAAGTAATCCTGTTTGATAGGCAACTTCATCAAATATATATCCCCCATTGTATTTATATATAGCTACAATAGCCGTAGGGTCATTTGAATATCCAAAGTCTAAGCCGTGGCTTATAAGCCTTGCTTCGTGAGGAATAGAGTTTATTTCCTGCCAGTTCTTATAAATCTTCCCTCTTACGGTTTCAGGTACATAACCCTTAATCATATTGTAATAGTGATTAGGTTTTGTATCTTTATAGTTTCTATATTTATAAACTGTCGCTGTATCAATGTTTTTTATATTACTTTCAAAATCTGAAAATATATATTCAACATCTTTTGCTGTTTCTTTTAATTCTGGTATGTAAAAACCTTTCTGCCCACTATCTTTTAAATCAAACCATTTCTGAATAATCCAGTGGTCTTTAGATGGTGGGTTAAGTAGTAATATAATCTTAATATCTCCCTTAACTGTTCTTAAAGAGTCATCTAACTGCATAAAATCTTCTTCATTTATTTCGTCTGCTTCTTCTATGATTACACAGTTATAATTTGCAAGTGATTTTAATTTAGCTTTCTGGTCGCCACTAGACTTCTTAAAACCTACCGCATTGATAGTATTCTGTCCGTATTCAATTACCATACCACTATCATTTACGCTTAATGCTTCAATTATTCCATTTTCCTCTGCTCGGTCTTTAATTTCGCGGTATATAGAGTTACGAATGTCACCAAGTATATATCTCATAATTGCACATCTAAAATACTCTGGTGCTGTTAGCTTTGCGTTCGCATATTGTGAAGCAACTGTTGAACGCCCAGCTCCACGACCTCCCATCAAGATAATGTATCGCTTATCTGTTGTAAAAAGACTTTTATATTTTGTATTAACTATTTGTTTCATCAAAATCTGCAAATACTACAGTGTTACCTTTAATAGTTTTATCGTTTGATGTTATATCTTGACCCTCTCTATATCCGTGCTTAGTTAATAGGACTTTTGTTATTGTAGAATTATAACCTCCTGATAACCCATTATTTATCAACATTTCCTCTTGAATACTACCGAGTTCTTCCATAACGTCGGAAAAATCTTTATATTTACTTGCCCAATCATATAAGGTATCTCTCGCTACACCTAAATATCTAGCCATTCCTCCCTTACTAGGCAATCTCACACTAACATTTGGTTTATAAAATCTTTTCAATGAGCCCCCGTGACCTTGTGGTTCTTGATAGTCATTCTCCGCATCATCTCCCTTCATCAATTCATAACATGACGCTAAGTATTCCTTGGCTTTCGTTACATATGTTTGATTGTATTCTATTGGTCTTCCTTGTTTAGCCATTGTTATATCTTTTTACCTTTAGGTATTCTTAATGTTTTTCCAATAAGATAGTTTTAACTTTTTTACCGCTCTCAAATACTTCTGCTTTCCAAGATTTTCCTTTTGCTGTTCCTTTAGATATTTTTGCAGTTGCCATTATAGTTTATATGCAATTATTGCTAAAGCTATCAATCCTAGAACTATCTTTATATATTGGATTATTTTTTCTTCCTTAGACATTATCATTATTTGTTTCTTTTTCATTTTAGGTCGTGTAGGTTTCTTAATATATCGTTTACTTCTTCCTCTGAATAGTTATTACACAAGTATTTAGCTACTGCATAAGATACTCCGCAAAGTATCATTCCAAACAATAAAATTAGTAAAATTGCTTGTAATATCACAATTAAATTATACTACTTTATCAGGAAATTGCCAACTTTTTAATTCTGCATATTTCTTTCTGTCTTCCCAAGTCATACCCATAAAGTTATAGTCTGACTTATAAGTACACCAATAAATATCTTCTTCTTGTAATTTTAGTTTGTCTAAATCAATAGAAATTACTGCTGATATATATGCTTTTTTATAGAAAATTACGGCTAATTTTATCAACTTCACTACCTTAAACACCTTGTCAGTCCAGTTCATATATAGATTTCTCTCGTAAAACAAATTCATAAGTCTATCTATTTCTTTTGGGTCTTTTAACTTTTTGTTTGTAGTTTCACTGAATATATCCATCAGTCTGTACCTGTAAGCATCATCATTTTCTATGATTGTAGATACTATTTCGGCAAATCTATCTGCTGATTCTTCTGATACTAAATGTCTTGTAAACTCAAATATTGCAAACTGTAATTCTGTGCCAAAAGTAGTCCTGTGAATGTCTTTGTATATTTCTGGGCTTAGTATTCTGAATGATATGCGATTAAACCTATCTATAAGTCTTTGTCTAGGTTTCTTAAATGCTAAAGCGTATAAAGTTCCTAAGATATATTGAGGCTCTAATAAGGTCTTAATCGATTCTATAAACACAGATTTTACCTGATTGGTATCAAATAGCGTTTTGGCAGTTATATATGTTCTACGGGCAAACTGTGCCTTTTTAGCCACTATTTTAAGCTCTTGGTCTTCTTCTATACCCTCTATCTTAAAAGCATCTCCGCCTTCTTCTCTAATTTGCTTTTCTCCTTTAGGGTATTTATGATAAAAACCAGAATTATATTTTTTTATAAATTCCTCGTAAGAAATCATTATTTAATACAACTTATACCTATACTATCAACTATATCTCCTATACTTGTTGTTCTCTTTGAGTATGAGCCGTAGCAAGTTACTTTAGTATCTTTATCTGTGAACTTATAATTAGTTACCCTGTCGCCGTCTATCAGTAAGTTATTGATACGAACGAATGTATCATTATCCTGTGACTTATACATAGCTAAAGCACCTACTGAAGTAGCTACAAATCCCAATGTTAATATCGCAGTTATTACTATTGTTGTTATTGTTTTCATTATTTTATATTACTATTATTTTTTAATCTTGTCAACTTTGGGCGTAAAATTATACCTCACCACCACCTTATACTTCTTCTCCATTACCTCCACTAACTTTGCTACCTTATCTTCTAACTCCCTTACTATCTCTATTGGTTTAGATTTCATAACTATTATAAAGTAAGTACTGTATTGACGCGTTTATAATCCAAAGCAGTAAAAACCAGTCTTTAAATGGTGATTTTGTTATATACCACATTAAGGGTGGAAGTAGTGATAAGAATAGGTGTAGTGCTAGTTTTCCTCCTAGTATGTATTTAGTTTTTGTTTTCATTTGCTTTGATTATGTTAGGATTCTCGTAAATGTTTCCAATAATTTCGAGATGTTCTAAATGTGACATCGGTGAATCCTCACACACTTCATCATCACAATAACTATAAAATCCTTTTTCGTTCCAAGTTACTATCCAATTTGTGCTACCAATGTCACCATTATTAAGTATGTCAGACTCATATATCTCCTTTCCATTTTTGTCTTTAAGGCCTGTGTATTGCATAAGTTCTACATTTTCAGGGTGTCTTATGTAGTCTAAATCCTCAGCTACTAATCCTATTTGTTGATACCCACAATTACCAATAATTCTTAACATATCAACTGTCATAATTCTTCTTGCTACTTTATCCCAAGCTCTGAACTTGATTTCTCTAGTCATTTTCTTGTTTTATTATGGATAATACTTCGTCTTTAATTTGCTTTTGAGCCAATATCTCTCGCTCACTGTTTGGTGGGTAAGAAAATCTTATATTCTCTATCTTCTCCTCCACCCTCTCCATATCTTCTTTACGGATTTGTTCGAGTTTGGAGAGCCACCAGTCAGATAGTTCTTCAATATCTATAATTGGTTCACAACATATCTTATTGTCTATGGACTGCTGACTTAAAAATTCTTTCCATTCTTTTATCAACTCTTCTTTGTTTGTCATATGTTTATATTATAGCGAATAATTCTTCTACTAATACTATGTCTCCAATACTTTCTATGTAGCTAGGTAAAGTATTTTTAATCCACGCCTGACTATCTGGCTCTGCCCAGTATTTTAAATAGTCTGTTTCTCTTTCTGTAAGCTTTTTATATTTTACAGCAACTTTTAGTAAAGTATTTCCGTTTACTAAGGTGAGCAAATAATTGTATTCGGTGTTCATAGGTGTTTTATTTGTTTTTACTTTCTAAGAACTCCATAAATCCATCAAATGACCTGTCGCTTGGATAAAACTCGTCTTTATACTCCTCCCAATACTCCATAATTAGTTTTAATATTGCTTCTTTCATAGGTGTTTTAATAAGTTTTAGTTACAGTAAGACCCGCGTCTTTACATATTTTAATAGCATTTTCCAAAGTGTCAGAGGAACTAAGTGTCAAAGAGTCATTAGAACTAGGTAACTTAGAGTTTAGTTGCGGAACCACGAAGCGATAACGAGACTCGGCAGGCCAGACGTAGTCGTTCGAGAAGCGATGGACGTTGGCGGCGAGCGAGCCAACGGAGTGGACGTACACGTCAGCAACGAAGACTTTTTCTCCACTTTTGAAAGGAAAAAATGTATACCGATTTTTTGATATTAAATCCTTATGATTTTCTATGAAGTACAATATCTGCTCTTGTGTAAGAAGACTGTCAGGTGACATCATCTGTTGAAAAGTAGCCTTCTCTTTCATCTCCATTACATCTACTTTCATTTCCTCAGTAGCCTTACCTTTTTTATTAGCACCCCAGTTTTTAAAGTCTTGGTCTATCCAATCAAATAGCTTTGAGTTTGCTATAATTTTTGTACCTTTTAGGTTAGGTATAGTTATTGTTTTTATTAGTTTTAGTGTGTGCATTTTATTTCTTTATTTTCTTATAACCTTCGACCTTTTCTTCTTTGTACTCAATACCTAGGTATTTTTCTAGTTTATCTAGTCTGCCTAGTATAAGTTTGGTGTATATAATAAAATCTTCTTTATCAACTTTTTCATCTATAAGTTTCGTTACATCTCCATGTAGTAGACACATACTTCGTCTTATATCCTTTATATCTTGTTTTATTTGTTTGAATAGCATTGTTATTTTGTTATGTGTTTAATTAAAAGTTACTTCGTCTATAAAGTTTTCTAATATAGACCGAACAATAGTTTGTGGAGATACCTTTTGCTGTTTTGCTACTTTGTGTACCTTCTCAAATACTTCTTTATTAACTCTAACATTTCCTATTTGATAATCTTTTGTTTTATTTAATGATATTTCTTTCATATCTATATGATATATTATGTATAAGGTACTGTAAAGAGCTTTTTAATTATCTTGTGGAAAACTTCTTAGCGTATACCTTTTCTTTACCTAGTAATTAGATGCCTGATTGTAAGGAATTAAAAGCAGGCGTACCTAAAATGTTGTTTTTAGTGTTTTCTAATAAATCTCTGCTCTCTTTAACCCTCTTATCTCCAATATGTTCATAATCTTCTCCAGTAAGTTTATAGTCTCGGTTATATCCCATTTCTCTATTGAAGTCTGGCAAAATACTCATAATGGTTTTACCAGATATAGAACCTTCTTTTAAAAATACCGCTTGTCCTGTTACTTGAGCCTGCATCGTTTTTTTAAGTTCTGTTTCATCTATAGAAACATAATCATCAATACCGTATCCGATTTTTACTTTAAAATATTTCATAGTTTATATTGCTAGGCCTCTGCCTTTACTTATAATTTCATCTTTTTTTCTTTCAAAGGCGTTTTTTAAAGCTTCCCATTTTTCCTCTAATTGTAGTGGGGTATTGATACTAGGCATATAGGCTATCTTGTTGGTCTTATTTAATAAACCTACAACTTTTAAAACTTGCTCTAATCCGTGAATATCTATTAAGTTTTTTACAGCTTGTCTTTGAGTTTTGTTTTTAAACCACTTTTGATAACTAGGGTTTACTTCTTTAAAAGAATCTATGATTTTTACTACTTCCGCGGAGCTTGTCTCCGCAAGTTCTTCCCTATCCTTACCTATCCTATCCTTACCTAACCTAACCTGTGTTTCCAAAGTGGATACATTTTGTATACATTCTGTATACGAGCCATTATCTTTTGTGATTAAAGTCTTCTTTTCTTCAATATATTGAGTTTCATTATATCTATCATTTTGAATATAATTGTGTATTTTCCAATGTTTGATTACAACTACACCTGATTCAAAACTCAATATAAACCTTTTAGCCAAAAGTATCTTTAAGTCATCATCATTAGCCCCAATCATTTTTGTTATCTTCTTAGGATTTCCAACAAAACCATCATCATCTCCTCTCATTGAGAGATGAAAATATAGTAGCTGACTACTAGCTGGCATATCCAAGAAAGCATCACTATCAACTATCTTTAAACTAAACATTCTCCTCTGTGCCATATATTTTTTAGTATTGTTCCTATAATCCACACCCCGCACCTTGCGAGTTCGAGGTATAGATTATAAGACGCAAGGTTAATTTTTAATGTCCGACCTATATATTTTACACTCACTATAAATATAATCAAAGTCGTTATTAACACCTTTACAAAATATATAAATATGCTATTGTAATATATAGCCTATTCATACGGCTTAATAGTATAGATAGGTCTTAAACCCTATTTGACAACGGGAAAGCTGGCTATTGTCCAAGCACCATAAAGATATATCTCACAAGTTCTCTTAATTGGGGACTTTTTGTTTTTACCTGTTGATAAGTACATTTATTACTTTAGTTTTCATATATAATTATGATTATGGAATTGAACACTGTGATACAAGGAGATTGTTTAGAAGTGATGAAGAATATACCAGATAAAAGTATTGACATGATACTTTGTGATTTGCCTTATGGAACTACTGCATGCAAATGGGACAGTATCCTGCCACAAGATAAGTTGTGGCAGGAATATAGAAGAATCATAAATGATGGCGGGTCAATAGTTCTATTTTCTTCTGGACAATTTACACCCTATTTAATGGCAAGTAACTTAGATATGTTTAAGTATAAGTATGTTTGGGTAAAGCAAAATACTACTAACTTTGTTCACGCCAAAAATAGACCAATGACTGAACACGAAGATATACTTGTTTTTAGTAAGGCACCAATGGGGCATCTTTCACAACTAGGACAAAAAAGAATGATTTATAATCCACAAGGACTTACAGAAATAAATAAAAATATAAAACTTGGAAATGGTAGGTTTGGAACCGTTGCAGGTAAAAGACCTAGCCATAAAGAAGTGTTTAAAAGAACTCATACTGGTTATCCAACTGATATTTTATGGCAATTTAATGAAGTGGCTACTAATAAAAAATCACACACAAGTGAAAAACCAATAGAATTACTTGAACATCTCATCAAGACCTACACCAACGAAAATGATATTGTATTAGACAACTGTGCAGGTTCAGGAACTACCGCTATTGCTTGTATAAATACTAAAAGGAATTATTTCCTTATTGAAAAAGAACCAGAGTATGTTGAGATTATAAAAAAGAGGTTAGACAGTAGTAATAATCTTTTTTCCACAACATAATTTATTTACCTATTCCATTGTTTTAAGTAGGTGGTAGAATTTATATGTTCACCCATAACTATGGAACTCGGCTAATTATAAATAGTATGAAAAAATGCAAAAATTGTAAAAAGGATTTTAACGAAAAACAAAAGACTGAAAAGTATTGTTCTACTGAATGTTCCTATAAGGCAATAGATGATAAGAGATATGCTAGAAATAAAACGTGTCAGCTAGTTAAATGTATTGCGTGTAATGGAAAAGGTGTAGTGAAGCGTAGAGTATATTCTATCTTATCAGATGAACAAAAGAAAAATATACTTTTACTTTACAGAAAAGGGTATGGAATTAGGGAAATACAAAGAGAAGTAGGAGCTAAACACCCATACACAGTAACTTATTATATAAAAACTTGTAACCAATAAATATATGGAAAATATAGAACACAGAATTGCAGAGATTATAGGTGAAGCTAGTATGCTTTGGTCGGAAACACCAAAAGGAGTATTTAATTCAGAAAAGGCAAAAGAACTGTGTGAAGAAATAATGACACATATTAAATACCCAATTACTGATAAAAGTTTTATTCCAAAAGCTAATTGGACACCTTGCATTGGAGATAAGTGTAATCATAGTTCACATAAGTAGTTGTAAGAAGTATTACTCCTCAAGGTTTTGCTAAAGCCTTTTACGAAGCAAATAAATAAATGCTAACCAAACAACAAGTAAAAAACGCTCTACAAAATGAACACGAAAGAGAGCAAGCACTTAAAAGACAGCTTAAATGGTATTTTTGGAATTTACAACAATATAGAAAAGGCGGGATAATATGTGACTGCGATAGAATAGTTCCAGTAAATAAAGTATGCGAATGTGGCAAAATGCCATTACATCTCATAAAAAATATGGTATGCAAACAATGTAGTAAAAACTTCGTATCATACAGAGAAAAGGTCTTTTGTAGTCCAAAGTGTTTAGAAAAATGGGGTAAGGAAAAAAGTACAAATGTATGTGCACAATGTAATCATTACTTTTTAAGACCAAATAGTGCTAGTAGATATCTAAATAGATTTTGTACTCAAAAGTGTTATAGAAAATATAGAAGTTTGAACGATTCAATGTATAAAGGAGATAATTAAATGATTGACCACACTAAATATTTGTTTAAAGGAAAAGGTATAAATTATTTTGATACACCAAATCAAACTAGACAGAGGGTTCAAAGATACACATTAGATACAAGTGGAAATATTAAACTATTAGAAAGTCTTGCACCAGAAGGTAATGCAAGTATGCAAATATTAAGATATATACAGGAAAATAAGGCTAGAAATAAGGGTAAAAACAGATAAAAAGTTATCAACACCCTAATACTTAGATACTTGACGAGCGTAAAGTAAAGGTATATTCTATATATGAAGGTACATTGAAATACTACTCATACCGAGTAGCGAGGACATACAAATCAACTATAGCGAACTCATATAGCTATTTAGTAGCTACCAGACGATTAAGGCAAACTGGAAAGAAAGCCTGTGTGTTCTCACTACTCCGCAAGGAGTTCTTAATAACTAAATAGCAACACAATGAAATATCAAATTGACGGATTGGAGATACATTCAAATTACAAACCACGACGACATAACTTTGCAGTAGCACTAACTATATTTGTAATAGCATTTATAGTAATAGACTTCTTTGTACAGAATTACTTATCAGCTTTAATCTATACACACTAATATGAAAATAAAGGTAACAAAAGAAGGCAGAGATGGAATATATATTCCAGAAAAAGAAAACCTAAAAAAATGGATAATTGAACAAAAGTTTGAAACAATACACAACTACATTCCATCAAATATGATGATGTTAGGAGCTGACCACGATGTATCTGGTGTACTTGAGGATATAGATAGAGCTGACAGACTAGCTATTCTAACAGGTTCTGCACAATCAAATAATATGGGTCACGCATTGGCAATTATAACAAATGAGAAGTTAGAGATGTATGACATCGGAAAGATTACTAATGAAGATTTGATAATTAATTAAAACTAATATGAAAAAATCAGTAGAGATAATCCTAGAAGAAGCTAAAAAGATAGCGGAACGAGCAGAAGAAAAAGCTGGTCGGTGGAATGGTGAAGATACAGTAGGTGAAGAACAAGCACACATAAATAGCGAGATAGATGATATGGCTTTGGAGATTATAGAGTGTTGTAAAGAAATACAAAAATTACTATCAGAAGATGAAGACGACGGCGAGAACACAAAGCCAGTACAACTAGACCACGCAGACATATACGGTGACTTTACTGGAGCTTCAGAAGATAACGGAGAGGGAAGATAACTATAAAAATATATGAAAGAAAACACATACTGGATAGTACTCAAAGATTTTCCCTCAAGTGCAATAAATAGCTCAAGAGAAATAGTGAAAAAATACCTTGAATTATTTAACAAGTATAAAAACCCATTCTATGCAAAGGTACTAGAGGACTTTGGTATAGAGCTAGATTATTCACCTTTAGATAACGGAAACTAATATGAACTTAAAAGACCTAACAAACAAAATAGATTATAAATGGAGAGTACAGAGTTTTAGCAAGAACAAGCCGTCGGCTCAATGTGTAGCTTACATAGACGCTAGAGATGTAATGGCACGACTAGACGAAGTAGTCGGTGTAGAAAATTGGCAAGACGATTATAAGCTAGTAGACGGTAAACTTATGGGAGGTATTGGTATCAAATGTGGAGATAATTGGGTATGGAAATGGGATACAGGTAATGAAAGTGCTATGGACGGAGATAAAGGACAAATATCAGATGCTTTTAAAAGAGCTGGTGTAAAATGGGGTATAGGTCGGTTTCTATACGACTTAACAATTAAGTATGTAGAAACTAACGAGGCCAAAACAGCTACAAACTATCCTTATGTGATAGATAGTTCAACAGGTAAGAAAGTGTTTGATTTAACAAAGTATATTAACGAATTAAAATAATATGGACAACAAATACCCACAAGGATTTATAGTGAAATCAAAGCACGAAAATGCTCCTGATTTTATCAAAGCAAACATTGCAATTAAAGTAGCAGAGTTTATACCTTATCTTAACCAGAATGTTAAAAATGGTTGGGTAAATATTCAGATTAAGGAAAGTAAATCAGGTAGACTATATGCCGAACTTGATACTTTTGAACGAAAGAAAGATGTTGAGGAGGTAAAAGAAGAGATACGAGATATAGTTCACCCAGAAGATACTACTACTAGTGAAACTGATGAGGGGGAAGTAATCGACGCTTCGGAAATTCCTTTCTAGCATTAAAACAATAAACTAATGAAAACAAAAATAATTAAAGGTTATAAAGGGTTCGATAAAGACTTCAAGTGTAGAGATTTCCAGTATGAAGTAAGTAAGGAGTATAAACATAGTGGTGATGTATCGGTATGTAGTTCAGGATTTCATTTTTGTGAAAATCCACTAGATGTTCTTAATTACTACCCACTAAAAAACGGCAATCAGTTTGCAGAAGTTGAAGCTAGTGGAAATGTTAAAAAAGAAAATGAAAAATCTTCTACTGATAACATTAAAATAGTAGCAAAACTTGATTTGCCTATGTTAATAAAAGCATCTGTAGATTTTATTTGGAGCAAAGCATCTGAAAAAGGTATTTTCAAAAAAGGAAGTGCCACATCAGGTTATGGTGCCCACAGTGCCACATCAGGTAATGGTGCCCACAGTGCCACATCAGGTAATGATGCCCACAGTGCCACATCAGGTAATGATGCCAACAGTGCCACATCAGGTTATGGTGCCAACAGTGCCACAT